TAGGCTTAACCCAGAGTCCTCAGAAACGTTGTTAAATCAACGTTTTATTTTTTCAAGTTGTAGAATGATTTCAAACCGCGGTATTCTGTTAGTACCATTTTAAATGCGTATATAATAGGAAGAAAACCCATTAAATAAGGATATATGCGTGTAAGATATAGTCGGTAAAACTTACATAAAGTTACTAAAGTTTACACTTATTGCCCCTTATTTGCCCCTTTTTTTAATATAAAAAAACCCGACTAAAAGCCGGGGGCAGTTCGAGAATTTTCATCGAAAGACGCCAAGTATTCCAATGACTATAGTATCACTTATCACATAGATTGGCAAATATAAAAAAGAGCTATGAGATACCCTCGTAGCTCTTTGCCTATGATGGATATTCATTATAGCACAAAAAATAAAAAAACGCACCAGACCCCGTGGAGTTACTGGCACTTTCCTAGATATATTATAGCAAACAAAAAAGCCCCAGCGCAATGCTGAGGCTTCGACCACTACTGCCATGGTATCCCTACTGCAGTGTGAGGGGAGGTGATATACTCCTTTTCGTTTTTTAGTTTGCGTGGTCTGATTATTTACCAGTTTGTCCTTGTGTGGCTTGTGCACGGTCTTCGATAGCCTTAACTACTGAGGCACTAGCTTCATTGATTGCCTTAGAGACTGCTGCTGTGTCATTTGATTGACTATTCAAGAAGCGGTCAAAATCATCGTCTGGCAATGTCAAGTGTTTAGCACCCGCTGAACGTAGAGCATCTACTGTTCCCATTGAACCAATGCCGAACACACGACCATTAACTACACCAACATATCCTTCTTTTCCACTCTCACTTCGAACTACATAATTCATATTTTCTTCTTCCTCTTTCTTGTTTACTAAATTATCGCCATCATTAATGATAACTACGTTCTTATCCAATCCACCAGCTAGGCCGGTGCTAGTGAATTGCCACCAGCGTGTATGCTCCATATTTGGATACACACCCCAGTATGGCTCTGGGCGTACCTCGTAATCTGGGTACGCTGCAATCCATAAGCTATTTGGATAACGTGCTGTGATTTGATCTACATACACATTAGCTAGTGTGTATGGCTTGTAACTGTAATAGATTGGTTCAAAACCATTCGCCTTACAAACGTCCATGAATGCCAATACTGCATTAGTGTTAGCTTGCTTGTCTCCACTAGCACCATCCTCATAGTCACACACTAAGTAACGTGGGCGAGATGGCAGATTGCTGATAAAGTAATTCGCTTCAGCTTGTGCAGTGCCTACATCTCCACCGAAACGGGCAAAGTGATAGTAACCAATACAATTACTTGTGTTGGTTTGCTGACCGGCTACTGGACTAACCCAGCCCACGCCCTCGGTTACCTTAATAACTGTGTTGTTAGTCCCGCTGGCTTGGCAGATAGCTGTTAAGTCTCCTGACTGGTAAGCTGACACGTCGATGAAGTAATTATCTTGTGCCACGCCGTCAAATGGCAATTCAAACCATCCAACCATTTGCTGGGTTGGTGCATTCCAATCGATATAGCTGAAATTACCAGCACTATCGAGGTTTCTTGTCACCTTGCGTGTCCAACCGCCATTATAGAGGGCATCACCATTACCATCGATATTCTGCTCGATAGTAGTAACTGTACCGTCTGGGTTTTCTGCCACTACAAAACCGATATGTCCGAATTGGTGGTAAGGTAAGCAGTTAGTTACCCAAACACTCCCAACTGGTGGATTGTTAGCCCCGTTGAAATAGGTAACTTTCAATCCTAGATTTTCAGCACGACTTAAGGCATCAATGGCATTTAAGTAGCTGAAATCAAGGTTAAACAAGCCGGCGTACTGCAAGATATAGTCAATCAGGCTTATACATTGCCCGCCGTACGGATTAGTCGGTACCGTAACACGTTGATTAACCAGACTATCAAGAGTGTTTAATAATTGTGTTTTTGATGTCATGGGTCTCCTTTCTTAAATTTATTTCTGGATGGATTGCTTAATTTCCAAAATCGTGTTTTCCAATTCAGTAACCTTCCTCTTCAAATCGTCAATTTCGCTCGTTGGTAATTGAGATTTTGTTACAAGCGGGTCTTCCGCAAATTTGTTTTGTTCTAAAACCTGTAGAAAAAAGTTATTGTACGTTGGAAATAAACCGTATGCTTGGCTTACTGTTAATAATGAAGATTGCTTGTCTTTAATCTCCTTAATGTCCGCCCCGACAGCTTGAGCAAATTCTGTGAACTTACTCATAGCGCTCACGCTTTCGCTGCATTATACACGCTCACAAGGTCTTCTTGCTCGATTGTGTCGAGACGAGTGCCCAACTCAGTCATTTTAGAGATAATACCGCTGTCGGTGTTGCCACCAGCTGCTTCGATGTTATCAGCGATTTCCTTGAGTGTGTTAAGGTTTTCGGGAGCTCCACCGATGATATCTGTCTTGACTTGCGTAATGGCTTGCGTCAAGCGTTCCTCGCTGACACCAACGGTCTTGCTAGCAATGGACGCTTTAATCTCCTTGATGTCAGCACCCACTGCTTGGGCAAAATCGTGTAATTTACTCATTTAATTATTCCTTTCAAATTTTAGCTAGATTATAGATGTTAACGAGATCTTCCGTGGGTTCACTGCCACCGCTGATTAAGCCGGACTCTCGCAATTCATCCGCTAGTAACTTTAGTTTAGGGCTCTTGTCTGATGGGATAGCACTGTCTGCACTCAGTGAGCTCTTCACTTTCACTTTGAAATTATTAGACGGGAAGATATGCCCATCTAGTTTGATTTCAAGGTAGTAAGTGCCAGTAGCTACCACACTACCCATTGAGAACGAGAAACGCCCGTTTTCAACGGTGACATCTTGGTATAGCGCCACTGTTTCATCGTTGGACAACGTGAGCTTGCCAGTGCCGGACAATTCCATGCGTTTCCTGTCATACCCTAGAATCTCAAAACCAAAAACGGAAGTGGTGTCCCCAGATTTTAGGACATCACCCCCTTTAATTTGGTTGATGGAAGTCATGAGTCTAGCCATAAGCTAGTCCTCACGAGGTGCGTGGTAGTTTAAAGCTTGTTCGCTGTCAGCTACTCCCTTAGTTGTTGGGTCGGTAACAATTCCGAGGATAACCAAGATCACAACGAAGGTATTAACGCCCTCTTGAATGTTGCTAGGGATTGTAAGTCCGAATTGTTGCAACATAAGGAACACTGCTGAGATAAGAGCAATAAGCGTAGTTTTGTTTTGCAAGCGTAGTTTAAAATTAATCATTTTCATTTTCTCCTTCTTCCTCGTTTTCTGAGGTTAAATTAAATTTTTCTTTGTCGATATTTTGCTTAATATATTTGTCGATACAAGGGATTTCCACCCCTAACGCTGATAGACTAGCCAAAATACTAGAGCCGTAAGCGGCAATCATGGCGAAAATGAATGTATCAACGATACTCGTCAAATTCATGAAATTAGCAAATGGATAGAATATTGCCACGAACACAATCATTACTGTATGGCTGACTACCCCTTTGCGGAATTTGGTACTCGAAAGTTCGTGAGCAGCCCAAGCTCTGGACACACCCACGGCAATGTCTGAAAAAATGACTATGACGAGAAAGAGCACCCATGGGTGCTCATCGATACCGTGTGCGTAGAAGTCTCGGACCACATCAAAGAGCCCAAAAATACCGTCTGGTTTCTGTACCATTAACCCTCCTTCGGTCTAAATACCCATGCAGTAGCAACCCCATTGTTTTCGAGTTTGCCACCTTTTGCAAAGTCAGCGAATGGCTGGTTTTCGTAAGCGAAAGACCCGTTAACTTGGATAAGTACCAACTTGCCTTCTCCGTCTAATTCTTCGTGACTAGGGTCTTCGATAGCGAAGATGTCGCCAGCGTTGAATACATTGCCTGTTTTAGCGACTGGCAACAATTCCAAATATTGCTTGTAGATTGTGCCATACTGGATATTCTGGCTCATTACCGCATTGAGGATGGACACGTTGGCAATTTTACGAGTCAATTCGCCTTGTTCAGCGACTTTCTCAGCCAAATTCAAGCGATTGTCAAGGTCTTTGATAGATTCCTCTGACTTAGCTTGATAGCGTGCCAAAGCTCCGGCAGGGTCCAACTCGGTCGTTAAGATGTCCAAGATAAGCTGGACTTTAGCTTCATCCGTCTTGCTTGTGTGGTCGCCTGGAACGTCTCGTGTCAACCACGTCGAGCCATCTTTGGACTGGATGGCGATCCGTGTTGTTGTCGGGGTCGTCAGATAACTTGATGTGACGCTGAAATTAGACTTATTCATTAGTCGCTCCTTTCTGCGCTACCTCGTTAAAGAGGTCGTTAAGGTCTGAATCAGACGCTAGTACATTTTGATAATGCTCTAGTTGCGATTTGACCTGCTCAAGTTCGCTAACAGTTGCCTGCAAGTGAGCCTTAAACTCAGCCTTCTCAATCGTCAAATTAGCGTTCTGACTTGCGATATCTTGAATCATTGAAGTGTAAATTTGTTTGTTCATTAGTTCTCCTTCTTACGGCTGTACTGAAATTTTCAAACGACTAGCTACTAGTCTGAGAAATGGTATGAGGTCAATCCAAGGGCCACCGTCAGCTTTCACTTTCATAAACTCGGCGTCTGGATGTTGTGAGTGCCTAAAATGGACAGTATCTCCAATCAATTGAACCTCGTCAACAAAAGCTCTAGGTTGTTGGTTGTCATTCGAGCGAACAACACGAACGCCCGCAAATCGTCCAGAAGAATAGTCGTTCTGTGTTCCGGTATTGTCAGCGTTGACACCCATAGCAGTATAGACCCCATTGTAAGAATCATCCCTAAAGTGGATGAACGCTGACGTTCCATTTCGAGTACGAAATAGCGCATTATTCTCGTTATGGAATTCAATCTTCGCATTATCGTAGAAATGCATCTCTGAGCCATTTAGGTCTACCCTCATTGCTCCGTTAAGTGCTTCAATTCTACCCCCTCGATAATTCAAACCTGTAAACGTACCGCTAGTGACACTCTCGGCGTTTAGGTTAACGACGTCAACGAGTGAAGCGTTTAAACGACCGCTAGTGATTTTACTTGCTGACAGTTCACCGATTTTAGCTGAGCTAATAACACCATCTTCGATGTAGGTAGAACCAGTGATTTGAACCAATTTACCGTCGATTTTGACCGAACCGTCTTTGTTGAGGTTAATTTGGTTAAGCACATCACCGGACCTTGTCAGATTCTTAACTGCCCAAGACCCTGCAATCTGGGACATTTCGGATTTGGTAGCTTCAAGACCGGTGCCTAACTTGTCTAGTTGCTTGTTAGTAACACCGAGATTAAATGACCACTTGTCCTCTAGGTTCTCCACCTTCCAAACTGTACCCTTGGCCTCTTGGATAATCTGAGAAATAGACTGCCCATGTTCGCCAATGGTGCGGCTGAAACCGTCAACGGTAGACTTAATTTCATTGAATTTAACTGTCACCTCTTGGCTTGCGTCTTTTGGCGATGGTTGCCAAGCACGGTTCATAGTCCCCTCGTAGCAGTCCAGTTCGGTGAAGAATAGCATTGACTGACTGCCGTTAGTAGTGCCCGTATTATCGACACGGATGAAACCTTCATCACAGTCTCCAGAATTGAAAGTGAAGTGAAATTTCTTAACGCCGCTTGTGGATGGCGAACCATCGAAATGCTTGATGTTAACTACTTTGCTAAATGCTTTAGTTTCGTTTGACTTGCGCCCAAGAAAATAGATATCCATCCCCTTTAGGTTACCGCCTGCAAAAATCAAAACATTAAGGGAGTAAGCGGTATTTCGTTTAACTGGAAATCTCAACGTGGCACTAGGCGTTGTTGTTGTTGTTGTTGAAAGCAAAAACAACGGCTTAGAACCGTTGTAATAGAATGAATGACTTGACACAGATAAATTCGAGTTAGGTTGTGGCACTTCCCAATAACCCCAATTGTCAAGCGTTTCTGGAAATGCTGAGTTACGGATCAAGTTTTCACCACCTACGGACAGCGTGTCAACTGACGGAATCTGTTTCTTGACCTCGCTAATAAGCTGGGTTGTCCCTCGTTCAGACTGTTGGATAAGGTTTGTTACAGCCGTAGCTGTCGCAAAACCTTTGTTATCGACCAATCTATTGACGTCAGATTCTTTCAAAAAACCTTTGCTATCAATAGCACTGTCTATGTCAACCCTGGAGATTTTAGTTTCAATCTTGCCAGCTAGCGTGCTGATTTGCGTTTCAGCGTTTGTGACTTTATTTTCAAGGTTGTCAAAATCAACTCTTGAAACCTTTTGAGCGATAGAATCCGCTGTAACACGTAATTCTGCGTTAGTCTGGTTGATTTTACGCTCTAATTCTTGGCCTTTAGACACGGCACTGTCAGCCGTAGCTTTGGCCGTTTGAACTTCTGTCCGGTCTGCTTTCAAACTGATTTTGTTATCAGTCTGAGTGATTGCGGTACTATTAGCCGCTACGCTCTTAGACAGTTTGTCAAAATCAGTCTTCGATACCTTCGACGACACTTCACCGACCAATTGATTGACCTTGGTTTCTGCGTTAGTCATGCGGCTATCTGTTTCAGATTGCTTCTGAGATAGCTGGCTAACTCCCTGCTCGGTCTGTGTAATCGTTGTTTTAACCGTGCTTATTTCAGCTTCGGTGTCCTCTGGTGCCACTGTATGCTGCAAAGGGATGAGTGTTCCTCTGACTAGCATAGGTGGTTTGACCCTTAGATAGCCGTTTCTAACGACGGTGATAAAGAATGGCCACTCACCGAGAACGATATCTTTACCAGAAGTGAAAATCAACTTAATGTCAAACCACTCATTCTTGACGTCTGTCGGGATATTGAACGCAAACAGATTGTCATTGTTTTTATGATTTTTAATGATAATCATAGCGCCACGGTCAATGTCTACCCCACTGTCGATGTAAACCGGAACCAAGAGCGAGAATGTTTCACCGGCTTTAATCTCTGGAATAGCCATGTTCCATGAGATACCACCGTAAACGTCGCTCGAATAGCTATGAGACTTGATTAGGAAAGCTTGCCCGTCCGTAGTAGTAGTAGTAGTATTTCCGCTTCCTCCGGGTTGACGGTGTAGATTCTCGAAATCTGCTGATTTCAAAATCAAGTTACGACTGCCAAAGTCTGTCGGGATCTTACTATCCACACGGCTAATCTCAGTAGTGATCTTATTTCCTAGTTGAGTGATTGAGCTCTCAGTCGTCGCAAGTCTCTGAGTAGCATTATTAAAATCGCTTGTCTTCACTCGTTGGCTAATCTCGTTAGCTTGCTGAGTGATACGACTTTCTGCGTTTAGCACTCGATTATTGACATTGTCAAGTTCTTGCTTATTGGCTTTGGATGCAATCATGTCCGCTTGTTGAGTGATAGACGTTTCAGCACGATTCACACGCCCTGTCAGCGTGTCTACGTCCTGCTTATTGGCTTTCTGGCTGATTTGCCCAGCCTGCACTGTCAACGAGCTCTCAGCCTTGTTTAGACGCCCAGAAACAGCATTGACTTCCTCTTTGCTAGCTTTGGCTGAAATCTGCCCTGCTTGCTGTGTCAAAACCGTCTCAGCATTAGACACGCGCTGACTGACTTTGTCAACGTCTTGCTTGCTAGCTACTGAAATGAGGGCGTTATTGATCTTGGCAAACTGTACTGACGTGTCATTTGACAATGTACCAATAGAACCTTTTAGAGCTTCAACTCTCTTTTCAGTCTCTGATAAGTCCGTGTTTAGCGTACTTTTAGCATTATCGACCAGTTTGACAGCTTCTGATAGTGCGTCTTTTTTAGATACAGCAATCTTCTTCTCTGTCTCTGCACGCTCGACTGTGTCCAAGTAACGAGCTTCTGCGATAGCTTCGCTCTTGACGTCATTTAGACGGCTAAAAGCGTCCTCTGCAGTCGATTTGGCTGAACTAGCTAACGTTTCTGCATTAGTAGCCTTGGCTGTGATTTCAGCAACCACTCTGTCGTGTTCCGATTGCTGCTTAGCCATGTTAGCTGCGACTTTTTCAAATTCTTTTTTTATTTTGTCTTGCAGCCCCGTGCCGTCCCACGTTCTCAATACCTCTTGCCACATTTCACCGGTCCAGCGATACATGATAGTGTGTCCTTCGTGTTCTGGGTCCGGCTTGTACCAAGAATCATTGATTAAGACTTGCCCTGGATGTGACTCTGTTGGATCAGTGCTTGTGTACCAGTTATGGTTAAAACCATTAGCTGACGGGATAAACTCTGGCAACTTTTTGACAAACTCAGTAAACTCGCCAGCTTTAAACTCGTCGAGTGCTTTGTTGACGGTACTCTGCACCTTCGCATCGTTGCTTTCGCTAACTCGGTCCCCTAGTTTAATGTCGCTAGATTCATTGTTTAAACGGTTAAAAGTGATTTCAAAGATACGTGTATCATAATCAAGGTGTCTGTCGTGTCGGACTACTCGGATAGTGTCGCCGATTTGAACACCCTTGAGATACACCGTTGACGTTTTAAGTGTCAGTTTGGGTCTCGAAGACTCAATCAAGGCCTCGTAAGTCTGTTTGATAAGCTCGTTCTTATCTTCTTCCTCGCTAAATTCGACAAAGCCAATCTTGGGGCGCATCTTGCCGTCTGGTTGCTTAATGCCGTATTTAGCGGTCATTTCTGGAATTTCAAGGTATTTCTGACCAAGGGGCTTGTCTAGTGGGTCCCCTTTGGCTTTCGACCAGACAATTTCTTCGAAGTTGATTTTTCGGCCATACCCGTCAGCGTCTTTTCCAGTATCTTCCGCTGAGCTGACTTGTTCACCTTTTCCACGACCAACTAAGGCAGTGTATAGGTTTGTCTTCTCAACCTCTTGCAGAATTTCAAGGGCGTTATGCCCATAAACTACACGCTTACCGACTGCTTCACCTATTTTGCGCTTGAAATCAATGTATCTAGCGCCAATCTGAGCGCCGTTCATTTCAACAAAGAACTGCATTTCTAAGCCCCACACTTTGCACACTTTTTTCAGTGCATCAAATGTGGAAATGTAATAGAAATTAGTGCTCTTTGGGTTTGTTTCAGCAACGAAGCGAGGGGACCAGTTTGTGCCAGTTAAAAGCCATTCGATGACTGGTCTAGCACGTTGGTCTGTTGGGCGTTTGTCGTAAACAACTGTCTTGCGTAGCTCCTCAATACCGGATTGAACACCGACAAGCGTTGTGATATCCCCTTTGGTATTGCCTTGGGCAATGTAGAAGTAATGGAATTTATGCGTATCGTCGATTGACTGAATAGCCATGTATTCCAGTTTTGCCAGTTCATCATCCTTCAAGGCTTTCATTTCAACGGTCAAGCGGTCTGAAATGTAGTTTTCAGTGGTAAGACTGAATTTTTGCAATGCCGTCTTAATTGCAGGCTTGCGAATAATCTTGATAAGTTTTTCGTCCTTATCGAATAAATAGATCATATACTTTCATCCCTCCACTGAACTTCACGAATCACCACGTTTTTTCCGCTCAATCGGTCCCCGTCTTTGACAAAAAACTGCTCAAGTGGGCTAAATCGCTGTAATTCACTTAGGATATTACGACCATCATAAGTAGCAGTCACTTCTTCGGTGCCAAATTTAATGACGATTTCCTTATTAGCTGCATAGCTACCCTTAAACGATAACTTGGTTTGGCCGTTGATGATTTCAAATTCTGTTGACGCTGCCGATGTCACGGCTACAATCTTCTCGGGTATTACCTGCTTAGCGTAAGTTAGATAAACAACACCGTTAGAACGCTCTGGAACCCGTTTTTTATAGCCGTCTGGCACTAGCAAAACGAAACTGCTAATGACTGAAAGCCTATCTTCCTCGACTTCGTCCGCTTCCTTGAATATTGCGTAGTAAGTGAAATCCGGCTCATCATCAAAGGTTACTTCGAGATAGCCGCTAGGCCCTACTTCTCTCAAGATGCGGTTAAGCTCTCGGAAAGAGGTCCTCATGACTTGGCTGGTGACTGTCGTTAACTGATACTTAACTTCAATCTCACGCTCTGAGTCATTGACGCTGTCCACCCAGACACCACGGCGTCCAGGAACACGAGTAGTTGAAATTTCACGATTGAGCAATGAACGACCTTTGACCGTAAGTTGTCGATACCCTTGGATGATATCTTCTATAGGTGTCCCGTTGATACGCATGTTATCAACCGGCGCTCTTTGCAGCACCGTTGATTCCGTGCGCTTCAATGAAGCATAATCATACATTAGCTAAAACCTCTTTTCTCTCTAATAGTTATCAAGCATTAATTCCATTGATTGAGCGTTAGTGATGTCATTAGTAAATGCTCTGTAAGTTGTATCACCCATTTTTAGAACGATATCCGCTGCTTGTTGGGTGACTGACATCTTGCCACCGTTGAATGAAACAGATGGATCATACCCTGCTAAACGACCTAACTGATCGTCCATGCTACCAAGTTCATCAGTGATGGCTCCGTTGATATCTTGACCAGTGAATGCGTCGATAGCTCCTTGGGCCATATAGCGCATTGAACGGGCTACTTGGTCCGCTTTGCTATCAATACCGATGATGAAACCTTTATCCGTGTAGATACCGAATTGACGGAATACACGGGATGGTGATTTGATACCAAGCAAGGCTTTAGCTCCATTAATCGCATTACTTACCGCGCCTTTAACTGCTGAAATCAGCTTGCCGGCTGCGGATGTAACCCCGCTAACGAAACCGCTAATCAATTGAGAACCGACGCTTGCAGCTTGACCGACGAATCCACGGGCTGCACTAAGTGCACCGCTGAACGCTGAACGGACCGCTGAAATGATACGCTGACCGGCACTTGTTACCGCTGATACCACGGCACTAAATCCGCTAGTGATAGCTGACTGAATAGAGCTCATGGCACTTGATACTGCTGATCTAACAGCACTCCAAGCTGAGCTGATAATGCTCTGAACGGAACTCATAGCACTTGAAACGATTGACTGGATAGATGCCCATGTACTTGATACAGTGCTAGCAATCGCACTTAGTACGCTACTAATAAGTGACAAAATGGCGTTCCAAATCGCACTGATAGTGGCTTGAATAGCTGACATAATTGACGAAATAGCCGCTTGAACTTGTGAGAAGTTACCAGTCACCAATCCGACAATAGCAGCCAATACACCAGCTAAAACAGCTTGAATTCCAGTCCAGATAGCGTTCCAAATTGCGCTGATAGCTGAAAGTGTGCTTGAAATAATGCTTGAGATACCTGCCATGATAGGTGACAGAATGGACATGATTGTATTCCAAACCGTTGAGAAAACAGTCTGGATAACTGTCCACGCCGCTGACCAAATAGACTGAATCACAGCAATACCAGCGCTAATAACGCCACTAATGGCAGACATAGCCCCGCCAGCGATGGATTGAAGCAACGCCCATAGCGCTTGGAATGGAACAGCTAACAATGCCCATGCTGCGTTCCAGATAGCAAGAATGAACTGAATTCCTGCTTGGATAATCGGACCAATAGCATTGATACCGATTGAAACAAGCGACTTGATGCCTTCCCAAACAGTAGACAAGATGGTTTTGAACGTTTCCCACGCTCCAGACCAGTCACCTTGCAGAATCTGCATCCCCATCTTGATGATATTTAAGATAACTTCAATGACTGTTGAAATAACAGTCGTGATCATTTGCCAGCTTGTCGAGAACAGTGTAATTAGCAAATTCAATCCAGTTTGAACCACTGGAAGAATTGCGTTCATGACGTTTTCAATCATGCCCTTAAACATATTCCAGTAAGTCGTTGCTGTCTGCATAATTAAGGCGTGGTTTTCATTCCAGAAGGAAGTCAACTGGCCCCATATTGACATAACAAACGACACAATGGCTTGAACAGCGTTAGTGATTGCACTCTTGATAGTTTCCCAAATTGCAATAACTTGCGAACGGAAATTCTCGTTATTGTTCCACAAATCAACGAGTGCAGCCCCAACCATAGCGACTGCAGCAACAATCGCAGCAAAAGCAGCGAGAGCTCCGACTGATAACCCGCTGAAAGCAGCTCCTAGCCCACTCGCTGCGGTTGAACCGCTTGAAAAGAACCCTACTACTGAACTGATGGCACTCCCAATTGTACTTAGTGCAGAAACGACGTTACCGACCCACGTTATCAGTGTACCGAGGGCAAATATTACCGGCCCTACAGTACCGATGATTAAGGCTGTCCATTTAACCCAGCCGTCTACTGGCAGATTGTCCCAGATAGTACCTAGAACACGCACCACATTGTCTTTAAACGTGATGATAGTCTGCTTCATGTTTTCCATGAGCGTCTTGATGTTAGCTTCGTTATTACCAAGGCCAGACACTAAGTTTTCAGCGGCAGCTTTCATGGAATTAAACGACCCTGAAACTGTTGTACTCGCTTCTTTTGCGGTCGTTCCAGTAACCCCAAGCCTATCTTGAGTAATACCGATGGCATCAATCAAGGTGTGGAATGGGATGTCACGGATATTGTCAGCTGTGGCTTCAAATTCACCATTCAAGACACCAGACTCATTGACCAAACGAGCCATTTCGGACATGGTACCACCGTAACCAAGTTTTAAGTTATCCAGCATTGAATAGTTGTCTTTGGCAAAACCTTGATAAGCGTTTTGAATGTCCGTCATGTTCGTGCCGAATTTGTTCGCATTATCTGACATTTGGACAAGGGCTTTATCACCATATTTCGCAGCCTTGGCAGTATCTCCGCCTAGACCTTGTAGCAAAGTAGCTGAGAACGATGTGACCTGCTCCATATAGCGGTTAGCAGACACACCAGCCGTCCTATAAGCTCGGTTGGCATTCTCGATGACATTAGTCCCCTCACGGTCCATTGTATTGTAGAGCGCTTGGGCTTGCTGTCTGGTCATGCCGTAGTCTCTAGCAAGGGTGTTGACGCTTGAACCATTCTGTTTGAACAATGTTGATACACCACCCAAAGATTGCTCAAGGTCTGCATAGCCTTTAATTACAGCCGTCAGACCGCCGACCATTGGCAGTGTGAAAGCTGTGGTCATTCCAGCTCCGACTGACTGCATGGCGCTACCGACTGACTTTAGACTGCTACCAACTTGAGCAAGCATGCCCCCAGACTGATTTCTCAAATCAGCAAGGGCAGACTTGGCAGCATTGACACCATTAGTGAAATCGCTTGAGTTGGCACGAAGTATGGCCGTAACGTCAAAAGATGCTCCCATTAACTACCCCTTTTCTTTTGTTGATTGATGATTCTATTCTTATCAGCTAACGAGAGCATTCGATTTATAGGCGCAGTGTCCTCTGACTTAAATATCTTGCTGAACTCTTTTTCATGATCGTAAAATTCATTAAAGGTTCTGTAAGCCGAGCGAACACTCTTGCCCTTGCCCTTGGTAGCTTGGACGGTCTGGTTATACCATGCTTGAATTGCTGCGTTAAAACGGATGTCCTCTTGTTTAATTGCATAGGCGGTATTGTACACCTCAAATTCAACAAGTGTTGTCCTAGCGGCTTCTACATAGCTCATGCCGTGCCTTGCAATCAAGAGAGCCATTGCGTCGTCATAGCTGAAATCATAATCTGGTTGACTGTGCCCTACTCTTGAACGTTCATTGCGAGTTTGAGTAGGGATGACGCTTTTAACTCGTCGATAATTGAGTCAATCGTCTCTTTGTATTTGCCTTTGTCAATCAAATCGGCAAGATAGGCTTCAATGTCAGCATCACTTGGCTTTTGTGGCGCTGTGATTGTACCAGCTTTGATGATATCCACGAATGCTAGCGGGTCATTGATAGCCACACCGGCTGAAATCAATGTCATAGCCCCGTAGCCAGTCTTCATGCCTTCAAGCTCTGCTGAGTGCAATTTGTTGATCTCACGCAAGAACGCAAGTCCGAAAATCAAATTAAAGTCTCGTCCGTTGATAGATAGAATCATGTTTTATTTCTCCTTTTATACAAAAAAGCAAGGGCACAAAGCCCCTGCAATAGACTAGATAGATGAAACTAGGCCGTCTTCTTTAGCAAGAGTGTGGTAGTCGTATTGAGCGCTTGCGACTGCTTTCTTCTGAGCTTCTGTCAAGCTGTCGGTTGAAATAATACCGTTGCCATCGATAGCCATCTCATAAGAAAGTTCCACTTTGTCGTCAGCGGGTGCTGCGATTTCAAAGTTTTTAAGATAACCTTGGTAATATTCAACGTCATAGATATCTTTGCCACCAGAAGCGCGTTTAGAAGCAAGGTCAACTTGCCAGCACTCTACCTTGTCGCCTGCGATGAACCATTTACGCATTTCACGCCACATTTCTGTGGTAGTTCCATCTTCACGATAAGCAAGTGATACGAATTCCCCAGACACTTCACCGTCTGAAATAGAGTTAACTACACCGTCTTTGGTTTTGGTAGTTTCCACCTCTTTTTCAGCATTGATAGTGTGTTCTGTTTGGAAACGTACTTTAGCAGCGTCTTGTGTCTTCTGGTCTTTGACACGGCGGAAGAAGACCATTAGGTCTTTACCCAAAATAAGTTCTGCCATTTATTCCTCCTTTTTGGTATATGTAAATGAAAAATCCAGCACAATGTGTATCAATGGCTGGACGTCTGTATTATCTGGTAAAACTTGTTTGTCTGTACCAGTTTTTAATAAGTTGTATTCAAACCCTTTAATTCGTTCGCTAGCTCGTTCCAACGTTTGACAGTGGGTGTCTAGCTCTGCACGCTGCACTCTAGTCCCGTAGATATGGACGGTTTGTCTTATCGTTCCAAAGTTTTCGTTATTGAGCGCGGGTGTTGAACTGTTCTCACCAATAAACGCAAATGGATAGCTGGCGGATGAATCGGGTAAATAGTCATAAGTTGCCAATGTTTCGTTAGCAATAGCAAATAGATTTCTGAATAAGTCGTGGCTAGGTGTCATTTAAAGGATCCTTCCATAACTTTACGGATTTGTTCAGTGAAATAAGGCTCGATTTGGTGCATCATAGGACGCATAAACGGTTTTCCAGGCTGATAGCGTGTTCCGAATTCTTGGAATCCACTATAAGAAGCTGCTGAATGGATGTGCGATTCTTCGCCCATGTGCCTAGTGGTTATATTAGCTCTTAAGAAACCAGTGTCGACTGGCGCAAGACCTTTTGAAATGCTCTTGCCCTTCTCGGCTGAGTTTTTGAGAGCGTTTTGAGCTTGTGTTCTAACTCCTTGACTTGCTTTGTTCAAAGCAGCAGCGAGGACTGTGTCCCCTCTCCACTCGATTGTGAAATTAGCCATTTAGCTCACCTCGCTTCAATCGGATTGCCCCTTTAATCGGTGCGTCAATGCGTTCGATAGGATAATATTTCTTACCCTCGTATAGAGCGTAGTCAAACGGCTTCTGCTCTTGATTGAATCGGCATATCATGATCACGTCCGACCTACTCCCGTAGGCTTCAAATGCACGCTGTTGGTCAATAAAATTGACTAAACAAGGCACAATCTTGCTAGACTGTGCCTTTTCTTCGTGCTTATCAGTGATTGGGTTGTAAGTCGAAACACCTTGCTTCACTAGCTTAATGCGGTGTGGTGTTTTCATAGAAACTTCACCTTACCTTTTCGAGCTAACGAGCCATCTAGGCCAAAATCTTTATCCAGAATCTTTCTGTAAGGCTTGAACATGTCGTCCCAATCCTCGTAGGTGACTGAATAGCCGTCTACGTTTTCGGTTTTGACACCCTCTGACCCCTTACGACCATAGAGCTTGTAAACAACATTTTCGATAATGAAATGATATTTCTTGTCAATCTCGGTTGTTCCGACTAACGCTTTGAAATAACTCTCGGCGTCGTTGACTAAGTCTTCAATCAATTCATCCTCAAGATCGTCTTCAACGTCGATACCCAACCGACGCTTAATCTTCTCAAGTTGGATATCGTTCATTTTAGACCCCCTCCGCAGCCTTTAGAAGTTCTTCTAAATCTGCTTTTTTTGCTTTGGCATCATACTCGATACCAGCTTCATCAAGTTTTGCTTTGAGCTCTTTGACTGCAAGCTCTTTTGACGGCTCGACTTGTTCGATACCGCCTTTTTCAAGAACTTCTGCCACACGCTCTTTAGATGGCTCATAGCCTTCTCGTGGGTAAACTTCCCCGGCTTGATAGATATACTCGTTATCTTGCAAGTCACGGAATGTAATCTTAGCTTTATAGGTCATTTAAACCTCCTGACTAGACTCCTACTGGTTGGATCGCTGCAAATGCTTCGTCGTTTGGAATCGCTACGGCAATTTCAAAGATTGCACGAAGTGCTTGCATGTCTTGTTCAAACAAGTGAACGTCACCAGAATCAAGGTCGCCATTGTTTTGAACTTTAGACAAAGTAGCTTGGTCTGCGATTTTAAGACGCAAGTTAGTACCGTTTGGAATACCGTAAACCAAGCCGTTGAAGTTACCAGTAATCAATGTACCTGCTGGGTAAGTTTGCCCATCTTGCAATTGAAGTTGAGAATATGGAAGGCCATCAAGCTCACCGATTGCATTAGGGTTAGCTGGTTTAGTGAAGATGTGTTGACCACCGTTAACATTGTCGACAATCCCACGAAGTGTGCGGTTGATAGTGCGGTGACCTACGAATGCGTTAGGTTCTTTTTCTGATTTATCCTCAACATCGTAGATGTTATTGAGGTTGATGTCCCCAGATACGATGTTTTGAGCACGTTTAGCAGACGCCAAAACGTTGGCACCGAATGGGTTGTTATACAAACCGAGGAATGCTGCCCCGTCGATTTTTTTGTTAAACAAGTCAACAATCTTATCCTTGATTGATTCGAAGAAGTCAGTCCAAGTGTAGTTGAGGACTTCTTCTGTAACTGGCAAGATAACCGCCAACTTACGAGATTCAAGAACGTAAGATTTAGTTTGTACTTTTGCAGTACCAATTTTTTGACCTTCACCCACAAAATAAGCGTCTGTCAATTGACCAACTTCAACACCTTTACGGACCATTTTGCCGTCCATTTCAACTTTTTGACCAAGTTGGATGACTTTTGAAGTTTTAACGAGTTCGTCAGTGAATAGATCAGTGATTTGTTCTGATGTGACCTCTTTTCCAAGAGAATCAGACAATAGGACTGTGTCTGGATTAAATTTTTGTTGAGCCATGCGCTCTCCTTTCTTAAATTAGAAATTAGTGATTTTGGCTTTGTCAAACTTGTCTTTTCCACGATGTGAACGCCCTTCCTCTCCACCGCTAGTGCGAGGTGGTAGAGCTTTGGCTTCTTCTCGTTTCTGCAAGTTTAGAATGTTAGCCATATTTGAAACAGCTAACCTGGTAGCTTCTTCGTCGCCTTTTACAACGAAAGCAAGCGTCGACTCATTAACAGGAACGCCTTGAGCTTCGAGTTCTTTAATAGCGATATCCTGCATTTGACGTTGAGCGATCTGAGCTTGAAGTGCTGCAATTGTGCTCTGTGCTTCTTCGAATTCTTTATCACGCTGTTTCTGTTGCAGCTCTTGAAGTTCTTCTTCGCTCATTTTAGCTTTAGCAACGGCTTCCTCGATTTGAGATTGAATACCGGTTTGCATATCAGCAATTTCAAGAGTATGTTTTTCTTCCATCTGCTTGAGTCTACGTTGCATTTCAGCGACTGACACCATCTTCTCCTCTTTTTCTGGTTGGCTAGCTTCAACCTCTTGAGGATTTTCAACTGTTTCAAGTTCTTTTTCTGCCATGATAGGCTCCTTTCTTTACGCTTTAACGTCCAACCTCGACGAACTCATGCAGCTTTTAACGTCCTCAGCACGGTCTGGACAAGGGGTTATTCACCCCAAACGCCGTTAACAGCTTCTTCATCAAGAGTGCTGCCGCCAGCTTTATATTCCATTTTGATGTGTCCATACGCTGAACATCGACAGTTTGGATGCATTGGGTACATGTTGACCCCCTTTTCTGCCTTGTTAATCGGTATGGCTTTTTTGTCCAAGGGCTTACAGATATCGCAAGCCCCACTTTCTGCGACATAGATTAGATGTGTGAAGTTGTTTTCTTTCAACATCATCAATTCTGTATCAGCATTAATGCGAGCTATTTCGGTTTTGAGCAATCGTTGGGCGTTGGACTGGCTTGTGTTATATTTCTTAGCTAATCGTTGCCGCTCCTGCTTAAAACCGTCCATGTCGGTGAAGATGCGTGCTAACGAGCTAAACACATCCTTCTGCATACTTGCATGAAGTCCGTTTCTGCCCCAAACTCTACGACTGAAATTCTGACCGTAGAAATCAGCGTCTAAAATAGCTCTCATGCGACTTACTGCATTGATGGCAGAATTGCCCAAGATACCCGCTTGGCGCTTAAACTCAGCTAAATATTCGTTCTCACGCGCTTCGTCAAAGACTTCGTTAACGTCTGATATAAGACTAGCTATTTCAAGCCTTAATTCTGCTTTGAGCAGCTCCAAGCGACTGACTTTCATTTTGAGGTTAAACAGTCTTAACCATTGGTTAGTTCCGTGTGAGAAATCTTTCTCGACTACTGCCTTCCTAGCTCGGTCTTTGTACTCAGTGACATCGAACTCACTAGCTCGCTTCATAGCTTCGGAACGGCTTAACCCTTCCTTGTCGGCATAGCGCATGTAAAAACCGCTTATTTGGCTCTGCATGCGGTTATAAGACGCTTGATAAAGCTCTTTTAAGACTTTGTCACGCTCTATGTCACGCTTGATTAGGTCTGATTGTGCTTTTCGCTCGGCATTGTAGCGTTCATTATTCGTCATCATCCTCAGTACCTACAATCTGGCTGACTTCTAAATCAGTAGCGCCGCCTTCTTTGAGCAAACGGCTCTTTTCTTTGCGCGCATCGGTGAAGCTAGCTGATTCCATAAGTGTTTCTTGTGAGATTTCCATGCCTGAATTGATAGCTGATTGAATCTCAGCCCATACGTCTGTCGGTAAATTCTCATGGAATGTAAATGTCAACATGTCAGCGTCCACTGGTTCGATACCCTTGAGATTGTTAGACAGTAGCTCAAGCAATTTATAGCGTCGTCTGAGCGCCTTGACAAAGAACCCACGTTTGACGGCTGTAACCTGTTGCAAGTCAACGAGCTTATAGCGGATAGCAATCCCAGACGTAGCTGAGAATGTCGAGTCGTCCTGCAAGTTAGGCAATCCAACGATTCGGAAAAAGTCTTTAATCAAACGTGACTTGTACGCTTCAACACCGCTGACATCGTATTGCTTATAGATATAGCCAGCGTCTAGTGACGTTTGTTGTCCATTGTGCCCAACACCACTTTCAAGAACAAGCATGTTAGCGTGTTTCATTTTCATAATGTCAGACGCATTCATCCCTGTGCTTTCTACATCACCTTTGATGACAAGCATGGCATCATTAAGGTCTGACATATAGTTAGCCGTGTCAGATTCCGCTGCGTCGTAAGCGTCAATGATTGGAATACCTTTCTCCCAATCTCCCGAACGTTCTCGGTTATTCTGCCATTCAACCACCGGCACCATCCCGAACGGGTTTTCTTTGCGCTCGATTTCCTGCCAGTTTGGATCATAACTAACAATCTTGCTATCTGTGTAAACTGTGACAAACATCTCACCGTTGTAAACTGGGCAATGGACAGCCGCAATGATATCCTTTCGGACGTCTGCGCTACGAATAGTGAACATTTCCCTTGCGTCAATCAAGACCACTGCGGGATTGCCAAATTCATCATAATAGTGTAGTTCAAACGCTCGCCCAAAGCGTGAAGCGTCATAGACTAACTCACGGTTAAGAGCTTCAATGTCGTTGTAAGCGTTGAATTCATCGATGGCTGTCAAGTCGCTATTGGTGTCAGTAGCGCCGATTGAAATAGGTTGACCTACTGTGTACCCAGTGAAGAAGCGGCTAGCTTGTCCACCTAAATCGTGTCTAATGCGGTAGTCAGCCTTCTCTGGTTCCAATCGCTTACGACCATTTAGAATAGTGTAGTTATTCCCATTTGAATAGCTCTCTAGGATGTTCAAACGCTCAATCTGTTCGTCTTGGAACTGAGCTACCATCTTCTCTAACTTCTCACGTCCTTGGAACGTGTCCACCAGGTCGTCTGCTGACTGAGCCATGAAGTGCGTGTTAGCTTCTTTTGCGAAACGAAGAAAATCTTCACGTTTCTGTAAGCTAGTTGGCTCCATGTCTCGCTCGAATTGATACGATCTAGGAATATACTGCCCTTCATGCAGAATATCGTCAGCACTGTGTGTTGTATTCGTCATTCTATCTCCTTATCAGTTTGTTAACCCGTCTTATCTTAGCGTCTACGTCCTGTCTATCCTTGACGAAGATAAGGTTTTGAAGTGCGTATCTAATCGCATCGATACAGTGGTTATAACTATCACACGGCTTATTGATGTATTCGTTTGTATGTTTATCTTTCTGCCATGTATAGTTCTCAAGCTCCTCAATCGTCTTAACACATCTCTCATCAACGATGATGTCGAATTGCTGCAAGAACTGAATTCCTTGAAGGACTGAACCTTTACCCTTATCTACTGGAATAGCTCTACGCAAGCCCAGCGTTTGCAATTCAGCAATAGATTTCTGCTCTGCCGAGTCGGCCATAATCACCTCTTTTGAATAGCCAAGGCTAGTGATAGCTTCTGCTATTTGGTTGTTTAGCAACCCCTTCTTGACGTATTCTTCTAGGATATATATCCGCTTATTCTCTCGGTCTATTTTGACGTGCATAAATGCCGTAGGGTCGTTAGTAAACCCAAAGTCCAGACCAAAAAAGGACGGCAACTGTTCAAGCTCGTCCTTGTTAAGTAATCTCTTTTTGTATTTTGGAAAAACTAGTTTGTCGAGCGTTGCAAACTCACCCAAAGCATAGATTTTGTAATAGGCTTCATTTCGATTTGCTAACTCCTCGATATTCTCCTTGGTCAAGTCGTCCAAGAACCGATTATCCTTATACGTTGTTTGGTAAACCACTGTATTCTTAGGGTTCTTCACAAAGAACGCATTATATACCCAGTTAGCTTTAGATACCGGGTTAAACATTAAATAGATTTGTTTCTGCTTGTGTGCTTTATCCCTCAAGCGAAGTGTTAGCTGCGTATAATCATCAAGCGTAAACTCTGACGCTTCTTCCATGACCACGTCAGAAATGCCTTTGATAGACTTAATCTTCTCTGGGTTATCCATCCCTTTGAAAATCAATTCGGCACCGTTTGGCAATTCGATTCGGAATGCGCTCATGTTAACCTTGCATAGATTAAGCACACCGAAATAAGACAGCGCTGCTTGCACGTCCGCAAATACCGAGTCACGAACCGTAGAGCCTACTTTTCGCAATATCAATATTTTGCGGGGTTTGTCCCACTTTTTAAGAGCTTTGAGGACTATCTTCTGGAAAACACCATGACTTTTGCCACTTGACGCTCCGCCATAGTGTACTTCTGTGAAAGTGTCGTAATCAAACAAATGCTCATAGATATGCCGATTAAACACCCTACTTGGGTTGATATCAAGATTAATCGTCATTCCATTCACCGACATTGATATTGATATCTTGCGTTACATCAGCTTCGACCTTGTCTGTCCACATTCTATAGCGTTTTCCGATATCAACTGCCGCAGCGCGACGTGTAGCGACGTTTGGTTTGGCTTGAGCAATACGTTGCATACCCTCACCATCGAGGACCAGCAGGGGTTCTTCAACCTCGCCACGCATTACGGCTGTGAGAAATTCCATGACCTCTTGTTGATCCGCAACACGTTCTGACTTCAACTGTTCCAGTCGTTCATCTATATAAGCCTTGACCTCAGTATTTCTTAGTAGCTTGCTACCATTTACCTCTGCCGTCCTTATCTTCTTAATACTAGGATAAGCCTTTTTGTATGCTTGCGTAGCATTTAGGCTGATGATGTACTCATCGGCAAACTTCATTTGTTTCTCGGTCATCCCATTTTCCATCAACTCCTTTCCGATACTGAAAAAGACAACCCACAAAATGAGTTGTCTCCGTTTCTCTTCGATAATACAATAATACCACTTTAAACACTTGTAAGATACCGTGCTTTATCCGTCAAAATACCGAAATCTCAACGTTCTACGACTAATTGACCATTTCTATACAATTCTGCAAATGCTAGGATAGCATTATTTAGCAGTTCTTGAAAGGCTGTCCTTTCGAATCCAATTGCTTGGGCGATTTGCCAGTTGGGTTTAGGTGGATAAGTTAGATATTTCTCTATCAGTATTCTGCGATAGTCTGGACGATATAGCCCGCTAACTGCTTGCTCTATAGCTTCAAGCTCGTTCATTGCATCGACACGCCTAACTGCGATATTTTCCACTGGTCTACTCACTCCGCTACCGCCTCTTGGCATGAATGTGAATTCCTGTGTTATTTTCTGTTCAGCGCCATCGTGTGCAATCTCTCGCCAGCGTGGGTATTCTCGAAGTTTGCGCTTGCAACGTTTGATCGTTGCTTTTTCATCAATTTCCGGCAATAGCATTTCTCTGACCTCTCTGGTATAATAGTAGTGTTGACTTTCAAAGAGTGCCGGCCATTGTGTCGGTCTTTTTTTATCACCTCCTTTCTAGCCAAATGACACCAGCAAGGTCTTTGGCTTTGTTTAGTAATGCAAGATATCAATAAGAAAGAGGGTGTTTCACATCCTTTTTTCTTAAATTTGCTGGGTTTTGGTGTCGAGGTCTGTCAGCTCGACAGTGTTGAAAAAGTGTTAAAAAAGTGTTCAAGTCACTAAAAATCTATATTCATTTTTTATTTTTAGTGATGACAGACAATGACTGGCAAGAGGAATCGAACCCCTTGAGTAACCATTCCAGCCTAGATATAGTGAAATCATTATCGGGGATATTCCCCTTTCAAGAATAAAGTAGTGTGAATTATGGAGATTTCTGACCTATATCTTTTTGCAGGCATAAAGCCTTGAATAATCACGCCACCAGTAAGACGCTTTAGATTAGTGAACGAAATAAAAAAGGCTCCTCGATTCTAATTTCTTATTTACTGGTAATAGCTAGTGAGGGAGTCGAACCCTCGTAAACCGTTCTAGCTACACGCCTAACGCATAGGCTGTATATAGGGCTTTTCTGACCGTTGCTTTATCACGACCTACCTTGCCCTTAGTTCTATATTTAAGAATGATGCGGTCAACTTCATTGTCCAATCTCTCGCTCCATTCATAGTTATTGAATACATAATCAATAATCTCGCTGAATAGCTCTCTTGATAGCATTCCTTCCATTTGAACCGCCTTCAATGGTGTTAGCGCAGCTTTCTCAACATAGCACAGATTGAGGGCGTTTTGGGTTTTGTTAGCTGTTTTCTGGTCGCACCCTTTAACCCCTCTAATGTAGTTGTTTAGGTTATTAGGGTGTTCCTTGCGTAATCCTTCCACTTCCTCTTGGAATCGTTTGAACAGTTCCTCTGGCAGTCCTGCGTTGGTTTTCTCCAACACTGGGCGCGTGGTTTTGCCCCTTGTGTAATTAGTAGACAGATAATCTTGAAGGTCGTCGAATAATTCATCGGAGATAATGCCTTCTAGTCTATCGACAGTTTGTGGAGATATCCTCGCACGTTCAACGACTGCACTATTAAACGCTTGGTAAATGATACGTGCTTGTGCTTCACTGCACTGTTTGACATCTTGAAAGAACTGCTTATAAGAGCCTTTTTTGTGTGTTTTTCTAAGTGCCGCATGTTCACTGACCAGCCGTTGATATAATTCTGGTGTCAGTCCGGAATATTTGTATCTCACGCTCATGAGTTCCGCTCCTATATCACTTTGCGATCAACGACATACCCTTCTAACGATATACCCATAGTTTCGTATGGGCTAAATTCATATCGCTGGCTCTTAACATGCATTGTTGTAAGCGTTCTTTGCCCACGAGCGCCTCTACCACAAACAATAGCTACGTCTCTTCTAAAACGCTCTCGTTCAAAAGCCACATCATAAAGTTTTGAGATGTTTCTCATTACTGATTTCTTTCGTTGTCGTTTGTTCATTAGCTCCCACGCCCTCTCAAGTAGCTAGGGATATCATCCCCAACATTTACCGCATCGTATTGTTCCTTGCTGACAAGAAATTTACCGTAAGCCCCACAATCGAGCGTGTATAGCTTCCCGACCATTTCCTTGCCGGTAATCTTCCCATGCAATACAGTGGCATTATCAGCCTTGTGCACCACGATAGCTTCTACTGGTCTGTTAACCACTCGTAGGACAGTAGTCACATTAATCGCTAGTGAGACCATGAACAGCACCGTAGAAATAGCTAGGTCATTATAAATCCTCTTCCTTGACGAATGTTCCATTTACCATCTTTCCTTTTCTATTTTTAATTTCTTCGTATGCAATACTTAGACACTCAGTAACATCGAGGTCTAATTGATGTGCTAGCACGATAATTGTTACCAACGTGTCACCGATTGCGTCCTTAAGTGCTTCTTGCGGTTCCGTGAATTTAGTCGGTTTCAAGAGTACATCCCGAATTTCTCCTACTTCTTCTGTGATTCGCATCCACTGAATCTTAGGGTCAGCTTGCTTTAATCCACGGGTGTCAGCCCAGTCGTTGATTTTATTGATTAGTCCCGAAAATGTGTTATCGGTATCGTAACCTAGCAAATATGGGATTGATACATCGAAGAGGTCAGCTAACTTCTTAGCGTTACTTCCTTTGATTTCATGGGTGCCATGTTCCCAATTAAGAATGGTCAGTTTTGTAACCCCAATTTTTTCGGCTAACTCCACTCTTGTCATTTTCTGTGATTTCCGTAACTCTTTAAGTCTGTTCACCTACTCCACCTCTTTCACTTCCATGCCTTCGCAATCGAACACCCAACTAAAATCAGCATCTTCTAGCTCTTTGCGGGTGTGTTCAAGAACGACATAGGAAGAGTTTTCCTTGCCCCCAAAACACCAACACTCCGTCAGTTTGCCGAAAGCCAACCACTGATGAGACCCGTTTATTCCTTTCACTCTAACCGTATATCTAGGCTCTTTCTCGACCTCGTAGCCATCAACCCAAGCACGAGCAAAGATATCTTGGTTTCTTGCCTTTTTAATCCAGCAAATAAGTTCATCACTTTTATTCCACTGTTTCAAAAAATCTGGATTCATAGCAGTATATAATCCTATTGCCAAATTTTCTTTACACACATCAATCCAATCCGCCACACATTGCGGAACGATTGTTTTAGGGAAGAATGAATCGTATAGGTCTTCTGCGTACGATACAGAGATATGCCCGATTGTCGATAATTTTTCTATTGCTTCTTGTCTAGTCATTTCGTACTCTCCTTGTAAATAATCAGTGCTGATGTATCATACGTTCTGCGAAAGTCATACTCATAGATTGCTAACGCCACATTAGATTGATATTTAATATCAATAATTTCTATATTTGGGTTTTCTGCAAGAAAATTATTGATTAATTCATCAATTTCTAGGTGGTTAAAAGTGCTAGTATTCTCACGTAAATACTTCGTTCTAATCATCGATTTCCTCCATCCAGACAGTGGCATCATCCACTGCCAAACTTAAACGCTTCAATATTTCCATGCGTTCCAGTGCTTTTTCTTTGTCAGTGAAATAGCACTCTTTCACATCATCCATGTTGCGTGCCGCTCTCACTACCCACTGCATTCTTCCATCTCCACTGTATACATTCTTGAATTGCGATATTTAACACCACGCAAACGATGTAGCTCGTTGGTCGCGCCATTCTTGTTATTAAAGATATGCTCACTGTCTGGCATATTGTCGTAGTACACGACTACTTTATATTTCATAGTTCAACCAATCTCCTTCCTTTGCTTTCGCTCGTACGCCTTGCATACACTGGCGTACCGTAGTAACCAACGGTGTTTACTGACACACCTAACTGTTCTGCTATCTCACGCTTGGTGCCCATTGCTATTAGTTCTTCACCTTTGTACAATGCGAACTCTTTGGCTTGCATAATTCCACCATCCTTGCTAGTAATTCTGCGTCTGGTAATTGCTCTAGTGTCAGTATACGATTTAGCTTTTTTACGTCGATACCTAACTTAACGCTGATAAGCTCCATGTCCTTACGATTAGCCCAGAACCATCTCGAAAACTCTTGCGTTTGACCTAATATGCTTGTGTGCCCATAACTGCCCGGAGCGTATACACCGACTAGCTTGTCTTTGTATCTACTGTTCATCCAAGCTCCTTAATTTCTAATTCAATGCGTGGATTAGGACTGTACTTCTTGCGAGCTATTAAACCACAAACGATACTATCATCCGTCCACACGATACCCTTCTTATCAACCTTGTTGTAACCGGCGGTTGAGATGCTATCGAACAATGCTTTGACTAGATTGTCAATATCGGGTTTTTTAGCATGCCAAAGCCTTTCAGCCAAGAATTTCTTGAATGTGTCCCACGTTTTAGCTCTAGCTTTTGGCGTGGGCTTTTTTGATACGTTCAAAGGTGCCTTCATGTAGAATGTGACATCAACTAAAATCGGTCCGTCAAAGAATTGTCCGTCGTATTCTTGCTCGATAAGTTGAGAGCATCGACGACGCCATGCTTTCATTTTGGGGTCTTCATAAGTACCGAATTTGCTGAATCGTGGCCTTGTCTGAGGTTTGGGTTCGATATTTAAAGTCATTTTCATGCTTCAACCTCAGAACGGCAAATCATCACTGATATCCATTGGGTTACTGTTCCCGTATGGGCTGCTATCCCTCGCAAAGTTTGGCCCTTGCTGTTGCGGTGCTTGTTGCCCGTAAGGCCCAGCATAGCCGTTGTCATTGCCAAACGCTCCCGATGTATTCCCTTGAGTAGCATTACTGCCTTCACGCGCTGCACGGCTCTCCAACATTTGGAAGTTCTCAGCGGCTACCTCAGTGACATACACCCTTTGACCTTGCTGATTCTCATAGCTACGGGTTTGAATGCGTCCAGTAATGCCAATCAACGCCCCTTTTTTAGCCCAGTTAGCCAAATTCTCAGCTTGCTGACGCCAGATAACACAGTTGATAAAGTCTGTTTCACGTTCACCGTTAGCGTCCTTGAAGTTGCGGTTAACGGCAAGGCTAAACGTAGCTACTGCAATGTTACTGGTTGTGTATTTTAGTTCGGGGTCACGGGTAAGGCGCCCAACTAATACAACGTTATTGATCATGTTTATTTTCCTTTTTCTTTATTCTCGATGAAGTTGACCAACGCGGGTTTAGATTTCGGTCTTGGCATTAACTTAAATGTATTTTCAATTCTTCTTCGGTCATGCTAGCTATGTTTTGATAGCCGCTGACAGTGTAGTTTTGTTTGTATTCCCAACCGTTTTCGCTAAGTAAATGTTTAAATCTGTCTTTATCGTCTGAATCTTCAAAGTAGACTTCAAGCGTCATTTTTTGGCGATAACGTTTTGATTCTGGAACGTTAGCTTCTTCAATTGTTGGCGTGTTTTCGATAATTTCGCCTGTTTCTGAATCAACAACTAATGTCGTTGGTGCTGTTTCTACTATTTTTTCTTTTTGCTTTTGTAATTCAGCTTGTCGTAGCGCTCCTTGTTCTTGTCTTTGGCGTTCAGCTTCTTGCTTTTGTAATTCAAAAGCATGGTCTGAACGAATCTGATCTAACACCTCTGCTAATGTCAGATTTTGAAGCATGCGGATATACGGTTGGTCGGTCATTCCGTACTCTGAACAAAGTCCGGATATGGATTGAGTGGCTTTTTTAAATTCCTCTTGTTTTTGATATTCAAAAGTAACCATGTCGTCTAATGCCTTCATAGTCGCTTTTTTGAGAGTTACACCGTCCGCCATAAAATCGCCATTTTTGATGTATTCCGTTGCTTTTCCATCAAAAATGCGAGTGTCAATCATATAGTCGCTGGCTTTGTTAGCTAAATAGCTTTTAACAGTGTCCAATCTCAGTGCTTTTTGATGATTTTCGAACTCTTTCACATCATTTGCGATTTGGTTGATAATGTTTTTAAGAGGTTTCTCTGTTTCCTTGATATATTTTTCAAAATCCGTCGCTGGTTTTGATAACTCATTCTTGATTTTGATACGTTCGTCTGAAATTTGCTTGGTTAATTTTCGTAATTCAGCCAAGACTTTCTTGTCGTCTTTGATAGTGCCAGCGGTGACTGTGTAATTTTGATACTTAGCAACTACATCAGCAATGCCTTTTTCAAAAACCTCTTGCCCTACAATCTCAACCTTGGCTTGTTCAATATTAACTTGTAATTCTTGCATTGTTCGCACCTCGTTAATAGTCGAGAAGTTCGCCTTGAACTGGCTCGTTTTGTGAGTTGGCAACCGGTTGAGAATTGCTTTCACTTGTTTGTTGGAAATGCGTTTGTTCTTGCTTCATTTGTTCGATTTGCGCCAGCTTACGAGCTCTAACATCCTCTTGTGTCTCTTGTGGCGTTACATCCTTGATTCTGTCGAATGTTTCACCGCCGTCATCCTCAGTGTACATATTTCCTAAATCCTCTGGGAAAGCTTCACGTAAGGCATTGACAAGAGCGGTTTTTCTAATCATGGTAGCTGGCATAGCGTTCCATGTGCTTTGCTTTTTATCGTATTCTTCACGACTAACGAAAACCTCTACAGGAACCTTGAAATTCTTGCGGTAAACTCTTGCCCAACCACCAACGAGCGTGTCGTTAGGTAGTAACAGTGCCCCTTTTCGCTCTACCATATCACCAGAATCGTCAACAACTACCACTCCGGCTTCAAAGCCTTCATAGTTTGGGTTTTGTGCTGCACGCTTCAAGAATGCTTCTTTTGAGACGATTAAGCTAAATTCAGCCCCACCATTTTTCTTTTTGTAAGCTACAATATAGACCTCGTTTAGCAATGGGTTGAGATTTCGGCCTTTAATCAATGACAAAGCTTGCCCAACTTGTTTTTCTGTCAGCAAATCTTGTGGATCGTAGTATCGTTTGATATCTTGAAACGTCCATGCACTTGTATCTGTTGAAATATCCCTTTTGTTTTGTGTTTGTAGTTGATTTGTCATGTTCTGTCTCCTTTTTTGATTTAAATACCCTTATTTCGCATTTTAAGGGGGTGTGGTGCAATTTTAACGGTGTCGTAGTCTATTTATACCACCCGACAAAACACACGCCTTAAAATCGATTTTAGAGGTGTTTTCTAGTGCACGCTAAAAATCTGCGTTGATTTCTTAGCAAAATACATATATTCGTTAATTTTGCTGATGAATGAGTATAAATCTAGCTCGTCCATCATTTTCTGTTTATGTTCCTCTGAAAACACAAGTCCATGAATACGCTCGTAGTCTTCAAAGAGTTTTAGTTTTACTTCCGTTTCTGTCAAAGCATCATCCTCTTGTCTTGTTGTGTCTTAAACTGATAAACATGTTCATTCGTCGTTCCAAGTCCTGTCTTCTTGAACACTCGAGAATAGACACGCTTTCCATAAGTGCCCATGATGTCCCGTGGGCTTAAGTTGGTGGTAATGATAGTTTTGGTACGCTTGTTCAAAATGCTGTACAAGATACCGTTAGACCACTCTGTCACTTTTTCAGTCCCTAAATCATCGAGCACTAGCCATTCAGCTTCCGAAATGCGTCTGATGTATTCGGCTTCAAGACTGAAGTCCTCTTTGATTTTGGCTAATAGGTCAACCACGTTGATGAATAGCCCCATCTTCTTCGTATGATCAGACAAGGCTTTGAGTGCTGAATATGCTAGATGGCTTTTACCCACTCCAGTATCGCCAATCAAAACAATGTTGTAGTCTTGACCGTCAAGATAGCCTTTAAGTTGATTTCTGACATTTTTCAAGTCTTCTTTCTGCTCTCTGGTTACTGCCTTGTAATTGTCAAAGCTAGCATTCTTCAAGTCGTCATCCAGCAAGCTGAAATCTTTGAGGAAGTACAAGCGTTTCTGCTCTTGCTCTCGTTCGTACTGCTCTTGTGCTTTAACAGCGTTTAAGCGTTCTTGTTCCTCACGATGGCATAGCTCGCATGCAGTGTAAGGGGTTGAGCTTGGGATGTGAATGGTTATATAATGCCGTTTATGTTTCTCGCAATATTTATCGCTAACCGTCATATACTGCCTTCGCATTTGCTTAGCTGTGCTTTCTAAACTCATAAGCATCACCTCTAGTATTTGCTACAAGCTGGACCAAATTTTGGTTTATCGCTATTTGGTTTATTGGATTGGAAACTATTCTGTTCCTCTCGCTGTTGGGCTACGGTTTTAATTCCATTCTGTGCCCAAGACTTCAAGATAGAGTTAACATAGCCAAAAGAGCGTTTAGAATTATCGGCTGCTTTATCAATAGCTATCTTGATTAAATCTGGCTCTAATCCATCAATAGCTTGATAGGCTTCAATCTGTTGAAGTTGGAAACCATCTAATAGACCGACTCGATTTTGATAATAGTCAAAGATATTGAAATCTGATTTATCAGCAGTAGCAGAAGATATCTTTCTATCCTCTACTTCTTCTTCTATCTCTTTTCTATCTCTATCTCTATCTCTATCTCTATCTCTATCTCTATCTCTGGTGGACGAATGTCCGGACAAATGTCCCACCCCTATGGTGGACAAATGTCCCACGTCTTCCAAAACCGCTTGGTTGTCGCTTTTTTCGAGCTTAATTTTGTCTCGATAACGTCGTTTTCGTTCAGCTTCTGTCGAACTCTTGCCGATAAAATTCTGAATTTGCAACATATAGATAGCTCCATCATCCATCACTTCGACCAATCCGAGCTTTTGGAAAACATCCATAGCTTTCTCAATCGTCCCGACGCTATGCCGTGTAACTGTAGCTAAGACCTCTGCACTGTATGGAATTGTGTCATTAAACATCAATTTACCATCTCGTTTCAAACTCCTTAAGTACAGTTTTAGCAAGATGTTGCTATATAAGTAGCCGTCTTGCATTGACTCAAGGATTATCATTTCCTCTGTTTCGAAGAAATCTTGCTTGAGTCTCATGTAATAGTATTTTTGATTGTCTGCCATATTTAATGCCTCCCTCCCACCGCTGCTAATTATTTAATTATTTTTCGTTACGTTTTTTAAACCCAAGAGTAAGTCCAGTGATACCTGCTGCGATTACTACCAATCCAAGAGTGCTAGCAATTCCTTCTTTTTCACCAGTGTTTGGTAGAACGCCGCCATAAACGGCTGTTTTTGGTGCCTCGTTCACTGGTTCGAGGTTGTAAGATACTGCGACAGATTGTGCCGCTTTGTTATCTACGCTCGTTTTAGGGGCTTTTTCTGGCGTGCTAGGTTTTTGAGGTTTATTTGGTGTTGGTGTCACTGGTTTTTCAGTGCTTGGCTTATCAGTGTTAGGTTCAGCTGGTGTACTTGGTTTGTCACACTTGCAAACCTCTTTGATCACTGTAACCACTTTTTCAACCGGTACTTCTTTAACCACGGTTACAATCTTTTCGACTGGAACCTCTTTAATAACCTCTTTCACCTTAACTACTTCGACAATCTTTTCAACGGGTACCTCTTTGATTACCTCAACAGGTACCTCTTTGATGATTTCTTTAACTTTTTCTACAGGTACTTCTTTAACGATTTCCTTGATTTTCTCAACAGGTACCTCTTTAACAACAGTCACCACTTTTTCCACGGGAACTTCTTTGATGACCTCTTTGATTACTGGGACTTCCTTAATGACCTCTTTTGGCACTTCCTTGATTACTTCTTTTTCGATGTAAACCGGTTTTTCGACCTCTTTAATAACTTCGACTGGTTTCTCAACAATTTTCTCGATAACCTTTGGCTCGCATTTTTCCGGCTCTGGTTTAGGTTCCGGTTTTGGCTCTGGCTGTGGTTCTGGTTTAGGTTCCTCTTTTGGTTCCTCTGGTTTGTTCTCACCGCTAGCATCACCACGGCCGCCTACAAGTTGCACATAACTATACGAAGTAGCTCCATCTGTTTCTGCTTTCAACTCAATTTTGTTAGTTGGGTTAACTGAGTCCTTAACAGCATTAACAAGCTTAGTCTTATAGTTGATGTAGATCATGTGATCCAAGCGATCCATCTTTATAGTAAAGCCACGATCTGACTTACTGATAGACTTAACTAAGTCCATAGCTGAACCTTTGTCAATCCAAGGATCAACACTTTCAATATTTTTGACTTCGAAATAGTTATCAACCAGCTTTTGGTTTTCACTCATTTCATCAATGATTGTCACATAGTTGAGCACTTTGCGAGCGTAGTTCACACGAGCTGTCCAATTAATAACAGTAGGATCTTCTTTGTCTTGACTTCCCCATTTAGAAATGAGTTCGTCTTTACCAATTTCCTGCTCCTTACCAATGTTGGCAGTTACTACCGTTCCATTAAAAGTGACATTTACTGGCTTACCCGATACAACTTTATCTGTCCAGCTTGCATCTAGTTTCAGACTCATGATTTTGTTGAGAGGGTGTGTCTTGAAATAGTCATTGAATACAGTAGTTACTTTGTTAGCTGAGGCATCCGCTGTGGCCTTACCAACTACAGCATTTTCAGGGTTATGTACATCAAACTCGTAAGAGGTTTGGAATTTCACTTCTTCAGGCAAGTCAAAAGTAACCTTGTCGCCCTCATTCACCGGCACATCATCCGGAATTTTAATGTCTTTGTATTCAACTTCGAACGGGCTATACTTTCCGTTACCATTCGGGAAAGTAACCTCAACGTTTGGATTTTCAACGTTGATTGTGTCGCCTTCTTTTGTAACTGTAGTAGGTGCTGCTGGGGTTTCAGCTACTGGTTGAGCTACTTCTGTAGTTGTCGCTGGTGCTTCTGTAACAACCGATGGAGTATCTGCAATCGGTTGAGCTTCAACGGGTGCTGGTGCTAACAGTTTTGGTGTTTCTGCCACTGGTGCACTTTCGACTGTTGCTGGTGTTTCCACCACTGGTTGAGCGGTTTCGCTAGGTGTCACTGTCAAATTCCCAGCGTTATCGGCAGTGTATACGTTAGACACTGTTGGTTGAGTATTTACTGCTGTTTCAGTCACTTCATCGGCTGATACTCCCCCAGCTCCAATCAATAGAGCTGTAGCAAGAGCAAGCGTTCCGCACAAGCCATAGGCTTTAGTTTTAACGTAGCTAGGTTTTGAAGTTGTTTGAGTGTTAAAAGATTTCATGGTATAATCTCCTTGATAATTAATTTTGTCTTGCATGGGCCCTAACCCATGCTTTTTTTTAGTGCTTCAATCCGCACCCATAGCCCCACCGCTTTGTAAATATGTTTTTTTAGAAAGATATGTGTGGGTAAAGTAAAGTTTATATTTTGGGGAAGAATGGGGATAAGATACACTCCACGGCGGGGCCGTGGCTACGGATTGAAGATGGTGATCTTAACGGTTTCCGTATTTTGCTAGTAATTCTTGTTCACGTTTTTTGCGTGCTTCATATTTGCGTTCGTTTTCTTCGTATGGCGTCCACACCGGTTCGAAGAAATATTCTGGTTCTTTCTCTTTCTTGCTCCAAATCCAATCAAATAATTTCATTTTCAATTCCTCCTTAATTTAGAATTTCACCATTGCTGAACACACCAAAGCATGTTCCGTCGTTTAGAATGACGTCCACACCGACATGGTGTGCACCGTTCCTGTCAAAACGGATATCGTCAGTTAGGAATGCTTTTTTGATTCCAAAACTTTTGAAAAAGTTAACTACACCTTTGTTTGCTTTTAGTTTTTTCATTTTTAAATTCCTTTCTTTTTCCCTAACCGCACTAGAGAACTAGTGAGGATTTTTTCATATATTTAAGGAGACAATTATGAATATCAAATCGTTGTAGTTTCAGGTAGGTATTGCTTATATCTCCTCACTAGCTCACTGTTACGGCTAGGGTGGTAATGCTATTTGAATCTGTTTCTAGTTTTCCATTCAATGAAGGACTTGAAACCTTCATAGTTGATGAAAACCAGTTTGTGTGTTGGGTTGAATACGTAGTCTCGAAAGTCTTTGTTATCCCTCATTTCTCGAATGAGGTTTTTTGCCATCGACTTCCCTAGACCTTCCCACCGCTGCATGAGGTGGTCATAGTCTCCCCACTCAGCCGTCTCATTGATCCCAACTGGTTTGTAGGTGATTTCCATTGTTTGCCCTTTCTGGATTTGCTGTGTAGTTGTAACTACGCTTCGAACAGACTCATTTGATGGTTAGCTGCAAAAATCTCGTCTTTGAGTTCTTGGTCGCTCAACCCCCAATTTTCGATAAAGATAACAGCGTTCTTAAATTCTTTAGCAGGAATTTCTTTGCGTCTAACACCGAAACGATTAGCGATCTCTTTGTTGATAGCAGAATAAGCTTTACCTCGAATATGATTGTCACGGTAAGCCTTGCTTTGCTTACCTTCTAGCAATCCAACAATTTTACTGTTAACGAGATTAGTCAACTTCATTTCTTGTGCAGCGTTCACTCTCATGTTGTCTTCCAAGTTAGCAATACGCTCTTCATGGTTTTCAAGTGCATCTAGCATGTTTCTAGTAACTGCTAGGTGTGACACTTGTCTTGCGTGGTCTTTGCTTTGACCGATAATGTCATTTGTCATAAGATTTCTCCTTCAATCACATCGTCTTGTTCCAGTATCTCCGAAACGCTACGGCTGAGACTATTCAGCATAGTTAGGAATGTTTCAAGCTCGGTTCTAACTTTTGGATTGCCTAATGCTGGCTTAATATCCAGAAATGCAACACCGCCAAAGTTAGCAAGGAAATTGTTTCCTTTTTCCAAAAAGTTGATAGTGTGACGATAGGCAGATACTTGCTTTTGGTAGCTGTCTAATTGCCCTTGCGACTGCTCGATAGCTCTTGTCAATTCGTCGTATTTAGCTGATTTTTCATCAACCTCTTGACGTTGATTCATTAGCTCCTTGAGTTGTGACTCAATGAATTGCGCTCGCTCGTTAGCCGCTTGTTCGCTATCTGAAAGCTCTTTGTTTTTTGCTAGTAGTCGCTTATTTAGTTCTTGCGTAGCTTTATAATCGTCTGGGATGACTTCCTTTTCAATCACCTTTTCAGTTGGTTTGACAAGCCTAGTGCGTTCCAACTCGCCTTTAACTGCTTCAAGTGCTTGCTCTTTGAGTTTGAGTTTTTTCTTCACCTCTTGCAGCTCTCTGACCGTTGGTGTGTCCCCTTGCTCAATCTTTTCGATTTGCTTTTGCTTTTCTTCCTCTGGAAGCGTTGCGATAAGGTAAAGGGCATTTATCCCTAAATTCTGTGACGTCACAGAATTCGGAAGCTCTTTCGCTACTTTCATAAACTGATTGGCAACCGTCTGACTAAACTCTATTTTCTTAAGCCATTCCATGAATTGACCGTGTGCCAAATCATTTTCTTTAACGTGGTTTAATCGTCTACCAATTTCCCAAATCGATTGCCCAGCTATTTGCTTGTGGTGGTTTATTTCTAATTCAATTTGAGAAAGGTTGTTAGACAATGTTACTTCGTTCATCTAGCGTAACCTCTTTCTTAATCTTGACTTGAATTAAATTCAAGTTTTGTTGTAAAAAAATATCAAATACCGTACAGATCAGACGATTGAATGTGGTATTTATTACAAATGGTTACCATGTTCTTAGGAGAAATAGAAAGCACATTCTTCTCCCAGGCGCTAACCGTTTGAGCTGTCGTACCAACGCTTTTCGCAAATTCTTCTTGCGTCATGTTATGACGTGCTCGAAGTTCTTTAATTGTAATCTTTGGAACTGTTTCTGTCATTTTGTTCCTCCTCTCTAACTAACTTACAAACACATTATAACTTGAATTAAATTCAATGTCAACAGTTTTGTTGATTTTTTTTCAAGTTTTTTTAAGTTTTTTATAAATCAACTTGAAAATTAGGAAAGTCTACTATATAATATTGATATAAACAGCAAGGAGAAAGATATGGATTTGAATAAGCAAAGAGGAAGCAGAATTGAAAGTTTGAGAGCTAGTAAGGGCATTAGTCAACTTGAATTAGCGAAAATGTTAGGGTATAAGTCTGACTCAACTATTTCAAAGTGGGAAAGCGGTGCTAGTATTCCAACGGGGACAAAGATTGTAAAATTAGCGCAAGTTTTAGGAACTTCTACGGATTACATTCTTTTTGGAGACGGTCCAGAAAACACCGAGGAACAACAACCTAGCTCCCATGACATTGATGAAATCATAGCTAATGCAATGATGTTCGACGGCAAACCGCTGACCGATGATGATAAGCGGGCTATCCGTGGCATCATTGCGGGTTATATGAACAGTAAAAAGTGAGGTGCTATGACTGAAAGTGAATTGCTTGAGCAGTTCAACGTGTCTCTTTGTGAGTTTAGTTCTAACGAGTGGCCCAGAAATGGCTTTCTCGACCCCATAAACAGGGTGGTTTATATCAATAAGGATTTAGCCCCAGAAATACGTTTGAAGGTCATTTTACATGAATTGGGCCACCTAGAGCAGAACTCCAAAGACTATGAGCGTTTGCGTGAGAAATACGAAGCTCAAGCTAACAGAGACATGATCCGTGGATTGCTCGAAAATGAATCCTTGGATGATTTTAACTACGTACGTTTTATGAAAAAATATAATCTCACCACAATTTGTGATGAGACGTTTGTTAAAAATGAATACTTGAAAATGATGAGGTAACGCGATGAATTTATTAACAGTCCAAACTCAATTAATGCAGGCGGGCGTCCCTAAGATGTTTGGTACTCGAAAAGAGGTTAATTACCTACCACAATTACTATCAGACGATGAGGTGATACAATATGCCGCATCTGGAATGTATGACGGTAACACTGTCTTAATCGTTCTAACTCAAAAACGCATTATGTTTGTTGATAAAGGCATGATTTACGGTGTCCAAACTTCTGAAATTCCTCTTGATATGGTCAATGGCGTATCGTCTAAAAGCGGGGTTCTCTTGGGTGAAATCTCGGTGATGAATGGGGTATCTTGGGCACATATCAAGAACATCCCGAAAATCGCTGTACCAGTCCTATCTGACAAGATTAAACGTGCATCCGAAGCATACAAACAAAGTCTATATAGACCACAGATAGAAGTGAGCCAGAACAGTCAGCCGCTATCGCAGAATTTGATTGCTGACGAATTGATTAAGCTGAAATCATTAGTTGATAACGGCGTGCTCACTGAGGAAGAATTTCAAGCACAGAAAGCTAAATTATTATCGCAATAAAAAAGCCCTACACTCACCGTCGCCAAACTTAGAGTGTAGAGCTTATGCACCACAGAAAAAACCGTGTAAACTGAGAGCAGTCTTACAAGTCTTTTTCTGTACCCATTTTACCAAAATTAAGGAGACATAGCAATGTGGGTAGAACAATTACCGAATGGAAAATATAAATATTTCGAAAGATACAAGGACACTTACACTGAGAAATGGAAACGGGTATCTGTAACGCTTAATAGCGGCTCAAATCGAGCAAAGAAAGAGGCTCAACGCTTGCTGGATGATAAGATAGCCCAAAAGATAGAATCATCAAGCACTACTAATGTATCATTCCACGGTGTCTTCAACGAGTGGTGGGAATTCCACCAAAAGCAGATTAAGTTAAGCTCAATCAAAAGCCTTGCAGCATCCGTTAAACGAATATCTGACACTATTGAACAAGGAACAATCCTATCAAACATCAATGTTAGGCTTATTCAATCCTTGTTAGACACTGAAGACTGGACGGATTCACAGAAATATCGTGCTAAGACCGTACTAAATACATTCTTCGATTATGCTATGGATCAACAACTTATTAACGATAACCCCTCACGAAAGGCACGACTCCCAAAGAAAAAGAATAAACTTGAGAAACAACAAGCTGCCAAGAATAAATACTTAGAACCAGACGAATACAGTCGATTATTGAAAGAACTCTACCGAAAGGACATAACACTGAGATACGCTCTAGCGTGTGAGTTTATGCTCTTGAATGGTTGCCGTATTGGTGAACTGGCTGGTCTAACTGTTTCAGATTACCACAAAGAGACACGCTCCTTGGATATCCACACCTCATTTAACAGATACATTCCAGAAAACGAAGGAACGAAAACAGTCGCTAGTTACCGAACTACATACCTCACTAATCGAGAGATGGAAATTATTGACCAGATACTAGAATTGAAAGAGTTAAGCGAATCAACCAATCCAGATTGGCATCATAGCGATAAAATCTTCACGACTAACACTGGCAAGCCTATCCATAGCACTATTTTAAGTGCATCGCTCCAACGAGCTAACACAAGACTGGAAACGCCTATCGACAAGCATCTATCCCCTCACATCTTCAGACACACCACGATTAGCATATTGGCTGAAAATAATGTGCCACTAAAAACCATCATGGATAGGGTTGGTCATGCTGACTCGGAAGTGACTACTAGCATCTATACTCATGTCACAAGGAACATGAAGGATCAAGCGGTCAATGTTTTAGATAATATAATTACAAATAACCTTGCCCCTTCCTTGCCCCTTGGGTAGAAAAAAAAGAACTCTAGGCTTAACCCAGAGTCCTCAGAAACGTTGTTAAATCAACGTTTTATTTTTTCAAGTTGTAGAATGATTTCAAACC